ATGAGGAGTACACAAGCTATGGATTCATCCATGAAGCTCCGCTTACACTACAGTAACGATGATGACAAAGACGATGACCCCTGTGATGATTGGTCAGGCGTTCCAATACCTAAACCAAAGAAGGATAATAACAAATGCTTACAGCAGGATTAATGTGCCTTGCACTGAATGTCTACCATGAAGCTAGGAGTGAGCCAATGATAGGCCAGTATGCAGTGGCAAATGTAGTACTGAATAGAGTACAGTCTACTAAGTGGCCTGATAACATATGTTCTGTAGTGTATCAGGGACTACATAAGGGCAAGCACAAGTGCCAGTTTAGTTGGTACTGTGACGGTAAGTCAGACAAAGCAAAAGAAGAAATGTCTTGGGCTAGGGCATTGGTGGTAGCTGACAACGTAATGAAGGGCACAGTACCTGATCTAACTGAGGGTGCTACCCACTACCATGCAGTCTACGTTCAGCCTTATTGGTCTGTATTACTTAACACTACTGTGACTTATGGGTCACACAAGTTCTATAAATAGTTTACCGTTACTAGTATAGGGTAGACACTTACTATACAACTATGGCACAGTTGCCACATACTTTAACAAGGAGAAACAGTATGCCTTTTGATATTCCATATAACTTAGACTTCGACATTTCATTTGAGGACACACGCATGGCTGACAAGAAGTACGTCATCAACCAAGACACGGGCCAACCCCTTGGTATCGTTGGTAAATCTTTTCAGTGTGCATCACATGGAGATTTCTTTCGTGGTGTAGTTGACACCGCAACGGAAACACTAAATGCAAATGACCTAGATGATGCTGACTTCAGCTTCCGTACTGCACGTAATGGTGCATGGGCTATGCTTGACATCACCCTGCCTAACGTAACGTCTACCATTCAGACAGATAAGTTTGAGACATCCATTGGCAATCGTATTGTCAGCCTGCACGGTATTGATGGGTCATGCAGCAATCAAGTATTCTTTGGTGCGATTGATTTCTTCTGCACTAATGGTTGCATCAGCGGTGATCACGACAAGGTGCGTAAGAAGAACACATCTAACTTTACGATGGACAGTTTCATCTATGAGTTAAATCGTGCAAGGACTGACTTCTACCAACATGCAGAACAGATGCAGGTATGGGCTAAGACTGACCTCAAGTATGTAGACGTAAGCACACTGCTTGATGACATGCTTGGGTCTAAGCGTAAGTCTGAGCGTATGTACAGCTTGTATATGAATGAGGCAGGCACACGTGGTCACAATAAGTTTGCACTGTATAGTGCTATGACTAACTATGCTACCTATGCAGATGAACGCAACGGTTTCAACCTCAAGCAGACAGGCAACGACACACAGGCTATGTCTATGTGGTCACGTGAGCAAGAGGTATCTAAGTGGATCAGTGATGACAGGTTCCGTATGCTGGAGGCAGCGTAACACATGCCAAAACTACCTAGATACGTACAAGAAAGGGTGTCACCTTCGGGTGACATCTCCTACCGTTTCAACCCACCTCAAGTTCTTGTAGATGAGGATGTAGTTGTACGAGAGGAGTACGGCAGTGACCTCAAGCAAGTGCGACAAATTGTCAAGGTACACAACTCAGCTATCGACACATACCGTGAGGCACAGTCAAGCATCATGCGTATTAAACCTACAAGCAAGGTGACTGACCTGATTAATTTGTACTATCAATCTAATGATTTCAATATGTTACGTCCTAATACTAAGGTGGATTACAGATACTTTCTTACAATTCTCCACCAGAGTTTAGGTACAAAAAAGTATGAGGCGGTGTCATCTAAGATGGCTAAGGCTACGTATGAAGGGTGGGTCAAGCGTGGTGTTAGCTTTGCTAATCATGCTGCAACCTGTGCTAGTAGGGTGTACAACTACGCTATCAAGATGGAACATACACACCAAAATCCTTGGGCTAAGATAGAAAGGTACAGTACACCGCAACGTAAGGTAGTGTGGCAACACAGTGACGTTATCCGGTTTCTTGATAAAGCGTACAGCGATTACGAATACAGAAATGTAGGCTTAATTGTACAGATGGCATACGAATGGTGTCAGAGACTAGGCGATATGAGGACGCTACAGTGGGAGAACATTAACTTGGCTACCCGTGTACTTACATTGGAACAAAGCAAACGTAGGGCTGACGTATCGCTTCCTATATCAGATGAGTTAGTTGTAATGCTTAACGAACAACGAAACGACTTTGGGTTTCAAGAGTACGTAGCACCTCACCCTAAGCCTTCGATGGGTAAGTACGAACCGTATGCAATGGAGCGTCTGTCTAAGGTAGGGCGTAGGGTAATGAGGTTGGCTGGACTGCCAGAGGAGTTACGATTGATGGACCTACGTAGGACAGGGGTAACACAGATGATTGACAGTGGCGTACCAATGGGTCAACTTATGTCAGTAACAGGCCACAATAATGTGTCTTCTGTGAAACCATATATGAAGCATACATACGATTCTGCAAATAATGCCTTGACACAGAGAAACATAAGAGTACAATCGAGTACTTAACGAGTAACAAAGAAAGTGATATAACCTATGAATATAAATAGTATTATAAGTGATCTATCATTAGTAAGTGGTGAGACAAGACGCATGGCTTGCCCATCATGTAATACTAAGAACACTTTTACTATTACAAATAACATGGGTTCTATTGTATGGAATTGTTACAAGGCCAGTTGTTCATTGTCGGGTGGTACTAACGTATCACTTACAGCGGATGACATACGAAAGTCTCTTGGCTTTGTGGCGGAAGAGACACACGTTGCAACATTCGTAAAACCGGAATGGTTTGTGCGAGACTACAGTATGATACAAGATTTCTGTGCTGAGTGGTCGCTCAACCCACAAGGTCTAGGGCTTTTGTATGATGTTAAAGAACATCGTGTGGTGTTCCCTGTTGTACATGGTGGAGTTATGGTAGATGCCACGGGCAGATCATTGGGTAGAAGATTACCTAAATGGAAACGGTATGGAAAAAGTCACTTGCCATACGTATCTGGTCGTGGTACAACTGCTGTAGTTGTTGAGGACTGCATAAGTGCTGCAGTTGTAGGAGATAGTGATGGATATGTCGGGGTCGCAGTGTTGGGTACATCACTATCAACGGGGCATAAGAATTACTTATCGCAGTTCTCAACGACAATAGTTGCATTAGACCCCGATGCTTTACCCAAGACACTACAGTTTGCTAAGGAGCTACGTACCCACGTAGATACCGTCAAAGTATTACGACTAATAGATGACCTTAAATACCGAGAGCCATCCGACATGGCTAACCTTTTAACACTAGGAGAATAACTTATGGAACTATCCCTTATCCGTAGCCTTATGGACAAACAATTCTATGATGATCACAAGGGTTCACGTTGCCCTGACCGTCTGTTCAGCAAGGATGTGCGTAAGATCAAGCAGTCAATTGACTCAGCTATGGATCGTTACGAACGTACCGTAACACCAGCAGAGATTGAGGCATTGTTTATGTCTGAGAACCCTACCCTTACTACTGCACAGAAGCAGGCATTCAGTGTACTGTTTACTCAAGTTACTAAGCAAGCAGTGATGGGCAGTGACATTGCACAAGATGTACTGTCTAAACTGTTTCAACAGGTGATAGGCGAAGACATTGCTAACCTTGGATTTGATTACGTCAACGGTAGCAAGACTAGCCTTGACCCACTGCGTCAGATGCTTGAGCAATACCAAGATGACTTCACCCCTAACCTCAAGGTTACATGGGAAGACATTGACTTCGATACTATCCTTGCAGCCAACGAGCTTGAGTCACAGTGGACGTTCAACATACCGTCACTGACACGCAAGGTTGAGGGTATCAACGCTGGTCACTTGATTGAGGTAGGAGCACGGCCTAACACTGGCAAGACATCCTTCCACGCTTCACTTGTTGCTGGACCTAATGGCTTCTGTGATCAGGGGGCAAGAGTAGTTGTCCTATGTAATGAGGAAGGGTATGCCCGTGTAGTAATGCGGTACATCAATGCAGTCAGTGGCTATGACAAGCACGAGATTGAGATGCCTGAACTAAAGAAGAAAGCGTATGAATCATTCATGCGTATCAAGTCTAACCTGTTCTTCAAGGACGCAACAGGGCGAGACATGAATTGGGTTGAGTCAGTATGCAAGTCATACAAACCTGACATACTTATACTTGACATGGGTGACAAGTTTGCACGAACCGCTGGGTTCTCACGTCCTGATGAGGCACTCAAGGCCAACGCCATACAAGCACGGCAGATTGCCAAGCAGCAAGGGTGTGCTGTGTTCTACATGTCTCAGCTATCTGCTGATGCAGAGGGTAAGGTTGTGCTCAACCAAGCCATGATGGAAGGTAGTCGTACAGGTAAGGCAGCTGAAGCTGACCTGATGATTATGATCTCTAAGAACCCTACGGTTGAGGGTCAGGAAGAAGAAGACAACCAGCGCCACATCAACGTTGTCAAGAACAAACTGTCTGGGTGGCACGGCATTGTACACACTGACCTTCAGTACAAGATTGCAAGGTATGTATCTTGATTGCAATAGCAGACTTGGCGATGCTAGGCTTAGGTCTAGTGTCAGCCTTCCTTGTGTGGGAACAACAAAAGATACTAAATAATATCTCTGCCATAAAAGATTTGTTATATGAGTTAGTAGATAAACACAATGATTTGTCTGACAACTTTGTTGAGTTAGTAGATGAAATAGAATATGAGGAGGATACAAAATGATTAGTCAAGAGATTACTAGATGCTGCACTGCCTGTTCTGTACAACTTACAGATGGCAATTGGTATGACTCAGCAAAGCGTAAACATTATTACCAATGTATATCGTGCCACGATAAATCTAATGCAAAAACAAATGCAATACATAACCCACTATCCATGTATGTTAATGGCAAATACATATCAAGGAAGCATCCCTTGTACAAGCCGGGAAAATATAAATCGTTTGATGACGCAGCCTTTAGTTCCTTATGTAACTATACTAAAGTTACCTTTGGTTATGTGTATGCTATACGTAATGCAGCTTGGCCTGATTGGATCAAGATAGGTAAGGCAGTTGATGCAGATGACAGGTTAAGTAGCTACCAGACAAGCTCACCTATGCGAGACTATAAGCTGATACATTCTGTGTACTTTGAGGATCGTAACGTAGCGGAACGTAAGGCACACACACTAGCAGCAGCCAAGACTACACACCCTTGGAATAAGCACGACAACGGTGAGTGGTTTAAAATTACAGATGAACAAGCAATGGAAGTATTAAGGGAGTTGACACTTGATTAGAGCAAATCTTATAGACTATATGGGTAGTGATCTATCCATAGTTAATGCAGCCCGTGTATCGTTTGGCAAACGTTCTAGCTTTGGTGGTAGGGTAGGTGGACCTAACGTACTGAAAGAAGAGGATGAAAAGCTAGTACACTACCTAGCCAAACACAAACATATGTCACCCTTTGGTCACTGCTTCGCATCGTTTCATATCAAGGCCCCCATCTATGTGGCACGTCAGCTAGTGAAGCACAAGTTCCTACGTTGGAATGAGATCAGTCGTAGGTACGTCAGTGATCCACCTGAGTTTCACGAGCCTGAGTTGTGGCGTAGTAAGGCAACGGATAAGAAGCAAGGCAGTGGCCC